AAATTTAAAACAACACCGTCAAGTAGCGGTGGAACCCCTATGGAACGAATGCGCATTGATTCAAGCGGCGATTTAACTGTATCAGGTGGAGATATAATACTAGGTGGCACTGGCAGAATACAAGGTATTGATACTGTATCAGCAAGTACAGATGCTGCGTCTAAGGGATATGTTGACGGTTTAGCTTCAAATTATGCTGCAGCGGGCGATGAGAACATTATTGATGGCGCTTTATCTATATGGAATGCAGATGGGGATGGTGATGTGTTTACGTACAACGATTCTAACCCTGTACACAACGGAAAAACCTTAGGCGCTGTTATTAATATTAAAGGTGATGGAGCGGAAAATGGGTCACTAGTTAGAGCAGGTGTTTATACTGGCGATCACATATCTGTATCAAGAGGTTATTATGTTGGCACCGAATTAAATACCACAACAGCAAATACTACACAAGTAATTAATAGCAGTGGTTATTGGTCAAGCTACCCTGTTTTTCCTTATGATTCATTTTCTAAAACTGACATATCAACTAGAACAGAAACTGGATTTTATCAAGATTCATCACCCACATCAGGAGAAGGCTGGCCGGCTTTAGGAGGTAATACATCATGGGCTCATTTAATTTCTTGTACGCACAGCAATGATAGCAATTACTACGCTATGCAGCTCTCTGCAAGTTTTTATAATCAAAACCTTTACTATAGAAGCACCGCTGGTTCTGGAACAACGGGTTGGTCTAAAATGTGGAGTGATCAAAATGACGGCTCAGGTTCAGGACTAGACGCAGATTTATTAGACGGTCAACAAGGAAGTTATTATGCAAATAAAGACCATATAAGATCTTTAGGAACAGTAAGTTTAAATGACGGAACAACAACGGCGGCTATTATAAGCGAAATAGAAAACTTTGGAGGGTTTGATTCTTTTACTTCAGTATTTAAAACGAACTGGAGCTATGCTGGTAATTCAGATTTGTCGGATGCAGGAAGATTGACAGAGCTAGCAGGCACCTCGTGGTTAACCTGGACAGATAACTCTTCTGACAGCACAAGAGGAAATATTACAGCGCTGGTTATAGCGCCTAATACTGGTGGATCTGCAAATAAAATGTTTGTTTATAATGACCAAGGATCTAGTTATAGCCCTGGTTGGAGAGAAATTTGGACAAGCGCTTCTGACGGCTCAGGTTCAGGATTAGATGCTGACTTGCTTGATGGGCAGCAGGGAAGTTACTATGCCGCTGCATCCTCACTAGGAAATTATTTACCGTTATCCGGCGGCACACTGTCTGGAGATTTAACAGTAAACGGCGGAAATATAGCTGTAAATAATAATAACGGTGGTATACAGTTTAATGATGTTAATAGCTACTGGTTAAGAACTGCAACTAACTGGGGCATATACTGGGACACTTCTAATAATCAACTAAAGTTTAACGGTGCGGGTACTACTAGGGCATTTATAGATTTAGATACCGGTAGAATACAAGGTAGTGAACATGCTATTTTTGCAAATAATGTATATGCAGGTGGTGCACAAGGATTTGTCTTTGGTAGCTCTACTTCAGAGGGCGAATATATTAAAAGAAACGGTAATAATATTGAATTTGTAGCCAATGGAGGAATAATGTTTGATATCACAGCTTCTAACGGAGTTCACGTTAGAAACGGATCTGATTATTATGCACAAATTTCTAACACTGGGCATGGACGATTTGGAAATGATGTGGTTGCATACTATAATTTTTCTGACAAGCGTCTTAAAACAAATATAAAGCCCACTACAGGTAATTTAGATAAAGTATTAAAGCTAAACCCAGTTGAATATAATTGGAAAGAAGGGTATAGAAAAGACAAAAAAGAAATTGGTCTTATAGCACAAGAGGTTGAAAAAATTATCCCAGAAGTAGTTAGAGAAAACGAAAGACTAAATGACGATACCTCATACAAACAAGTTGACTACGAGCATCTTGTTTCAACTTTGATAGGAGCAGTTCAAGAACAACAAAAACAAATTGATGAACTTAAATCTATAATCAATGGCAGTTCCTAGTTCTAGCACCCTTAACTTATCTTTGTTTAAAATTGCTCTAGAAATGGAATTTAACGACTATACTAATACTATGCCTTATAGTATATATAGGGATTCCGTTAATGGAGCTACCCCTGTTTCATTAACAAATATGAGTACAGGCGCAGGCGGGTTTGATGCTATTAATACAGCAAATGCTTCTGCAGATAGACCAGACGGGTCTACTCCTCATAGCATGTCTGAATTTTACTCTTATGATCACGACAAAACAGCTTTAACATTGCTCCAAACAATAACCGGCCAGCAACACTCTTCGCAAACAACATCATCAACTCAATACTCAATAAACGTTGGTGCTTTTAAAGGTAAAACGGTCAGAGCTGTATTTCATTACGTTTCAGGATCAAACTACACAGGTGATGTTCAGTTAGATATGATATCTATGCCTTGGTATGGGAGTTTTTTTGGAAGCCCCAATCAATGGCAAGCAATGAGTACTGGTTTTGGAGGCTCTACGTTTAGCGCAGCACAATTAAAACCGAATTTTACTTTAAATGGCAATTGGGAAACAAATACAAACAATTCAAGTAGTTACACAGCAACAACGTTTGGTAGCATTGGAACTAACACAGGTGCTTACGGAAGATGGGTTGGAAGAAGCAACGGAACTCCTTCTGGAAGTACTGGTTTAACATCAAGCCCTTTTAACGGTATGCATGTATATACTGAAACTAGTAGCAATGGTTCTGGTTATCCAAATAAAAACTTTTGGCTACGAAGCCCTGAGTGGAGTTATATTGACAATGAGGTCGGCAGTCCTACTTTTACTTTTTTTTATGGAGCGTATGGAGCAACCGTTGGAACAATGAGAGTTTATTTTTTAGAAGTTTAGATAATTATTAAAACAAGTGATTATTTAACATATATACAACCAATAAATTATAAATTATGAATATGAGTTACGAGTGGGCGATTACGGCTATGAAAAAAGCACCCACGTTAGACGGATTGTCGAATGTAATCACACACATTAATTTTAAATATACAGGAACAGATGCTGATTCAGGGCATTCAGCTGTATTTAATGGCGCTTGCCCATTAGTAGTTCCTGAAGAAGGGTATGCTGAAGGTGATTTTATAGCGTTAGCGGATCTTACAGAGGCTAAAGTTATTGAGTGGGCTAAAGCTGCTCACCCAACAAATCACATGAACTCTCTGATTGAAGAAGAAATTAATAGAATAATTACACCAACAAATGTAGAGGTAACTGGAGAAGAATTATCTTTTCTTGCGCCTCCTGCAGAAAGTGAAGAATAAACATTAACCACAATTAAATTAAATTATTATGTCAAAAATTAATAAAAAAGAGCTACAAGCCCTTCAAGAAGTAGTAAATAGAATACAATCAATACAATCTCAGTTAGGTTTATACGAAATAGAAAAACACGCTTTACTGCATGAAATGGTTACAGCCAGACAGCAAGTTCAAGCACAACAAGCCGATTTAGAAGAAAAATATGGTAAAGTTTCTATTGATGTAAAAACTGGTGAGTATAAAGAAATAGATGAAAATGAAACTGATAAGGAAGATTAGTATAGGCAGAGACTATAAAAATGAAGCTATGCACTATGCTGTTGGGCAAGAAGTTTATGGCGGACACTCTATACATCAGATAGTTGAAGAAGAAAAAAAGTATTCTGTGTATATAGAAAAAAATAACGAGGTTTTACCTTGGAAAGATTTTAATAAAAATATGGCAATAGCCGTAGAGTATAATTTAGAATATTAATGCGTAGTCCTTTTAACTTTATAGTAAAGCCAAAAGAAAAAAGGAGTACATCTACTAAAAAAATAAAAGATAAAGAGCTTATATTAAACACAGAGCTGCAAAATCATTTATATGTAAGTAGGCACGGTATTGTTTTAGAAACTCCTATGTTAGAAAAAACTAACGTTAAAAAAGGAGATGAAGTAATAATACATCATAATGTTTTTAGGAGGTTTTATGATGTTAAGGGTAATGAAAAAAACAGTAAAAGTTTTTTTGATGAAGAAGTTTTTTTTGCTAGCCCTGATCAAATATTTTTATACAAAAGAAATAAAGACTGGAAACCTGTAAAAGGTTATTGCTTTGTAAAACCTATAAAAAATAATGATATTTTTTCTGATAACAAAGAAAAGCCTTTAGTTGGTATAATGAAATACCCTGATGAAGAATTAATTAAAAACGGCATAAAGTCTGGTTTTAAAGTAGGTTTTAAACCTAGATCAGAATATGAGTTTGTTATTAATGGTGAAAAACTTTACAGGGTTAAATCTAATTTAATAACAATAAAATATGAACGTAAAGGAAACGAAGTCGAGTATAATCCAAGCTGGCTATAGAGCTGTTGAGGAATTAATAAAAGTAGCTAAAGAACCTATAGTTGAAACTGAAGATGATGTTTCTGCTGATAGATTAAAAAACGCCGCAGCAACAAAGAAGTTAGCTATATTTGACGCTTTTGAAATACTAAACAGGATTCAAGAAGAAAAATCTTTACTAGAAAACAAACCTATAGAAAAGAAAACTGAAGCTTTTAAAGGTTTTGCAGAAAGAAGGAGTAAGTAATGTACCAACAAAGTTTATATAGAATAGTAAACCCTGTTAAGATAAACAAGCTAAAAAGATTTAATAAATCTAAAAGGTGGGAGTATGGTTACAACAAAGAAGAAGATCTAGTAATCATAAGTAAGACGGGTCAAATAGGCGACGTGTATAGCATACAAAACTTAAACATAGCCTTGCCACCTGTACCTAAGATAAATAAGCAGGATAACAAATGGGTTAAAAAAGAATACCCAAAAGAGCTTAGCAGAATAAAAACTATATTTGATTGGAAAACTTACCCAGATGATTTTAAACAAAAGTGGGAGCCATATATAGATGAAGAATTTAAAAGACGTGATGAAGGGTATTGGTTCTATAACAAGGACGAGCTTACTTATGTTACTGGTACTCATTACATGTACTTGCAGTGGACCAAGATTGATGTTGGGGCCCCTGAATTTAGAGAAGCAAATAGATTATTCTTTATATTCTGGGAAGCTTGCAAAGCAGACAGCCGCTGTTATGGAATGTGCTATCTTAAAAACAGAAGATCCGGATTTTCTTTTATGGCGTCATCAGAAACAGTTAACTGGGCAACAATTTCATCTGATTCACGGTTTGGCATATTGTCCAAATCTGGGGCCGATGCTAAGAAAATGTTTACCGATAAAGTTGTACCAATATCAGTCAACTACCCCTTTTTCTTTAAACCAATACAAGATGGTATGGATCGCCCCAAAACCGAGCTCGCATATAGAGTACCCGCGTCAAAGCTCACGCGTAAATCTATACAGTCAGGGCAGACGAGGGAAGAGCTCGAAGGTCTTGATACAACAATCGACTGGAAGAACACGGGTGATAACTCCTACGACGGTGAGAAACTTAAACTCCTCGTACATGACGAATCGGGTAAATGGGAAAGGCCGGACAACATCCTCAACAACTGGCGAGTCACGAAGACAACGTTGAGACTAGGTAGTAGAATTATAGGTAAGTGTATGATGGGATCTACGAGCAACGCTCTAGACAAAGGTGGTGATAATTTTAAAAAGCTTTATTATGATTCAGACGTCACGAAAAGAAACCGCAATGGACAGACTCGCTCAGGACTATATAGTTTGTTCATACCTATGGAATGGAACTACGAAGGATTCATTGATTCTTATGGAGTACCTGTATTCGACACTCCAAAAAAAGAAGTTGAAGGTCCTTATGGGGAAAGCATAGATATAGGTGTTATAGAGCACTGGGACAATGAAGTAGACGGTTTAAGAGGTGATCAAGATGCTTTAAACGAATATTACAGACAGTTTCCACGTACAGAAGAACATGCGTTTAGAGATGAAACTAAAAACAGTATATTTAATTTAGTAAAAATATACGAGCAAATAGATTACAATGAAGCTGTTTCAGATGGATTGATATCAAAAGGTAATTTTCAATGGAAAAATGGTGTTAAAGATACTGAAGTTGTTTTTATGCCAAACGATCAAGGTAGATTTTTAGTATCGTGGGTACCAGATTTATCTATACAAAATAATGTCATACTAAAAAACGGTATGAAAAAACCTGGTAACGAGCACATTGGTGCTTTTGGTTGTGATAGTTACGATATATCAGGCACAACTGACGGTAGAGGATCAAAAGGCGCTTTGCATGGGCTAACAAGGTTTAGCATGGAAAACGCACCTCCTAACTCATTTTTTTTAGAATATATAGCTAGACCTCAAACTTCTGAAATATTTTTTGAAGATGTACTTATGGCTTGTATATTTTATGGTATGCCTATACTAGCAGAGAACAACAAACCTAGACTTTTGTATTATTTTAAAAGAAGAGGTTACAGGGGTTTTAGCATGAATAGACCTGATAAAACTTGGAACAAACTATCGGTTGCAGAGAAAGAAATTGGTGGCATACCTAATACAAGTGAAGACATTAAGCAGGCTCATGCAGCCGCTATAGAAATGTATATAGAAAACCACGTAGGCCATATTAAAGAAGGTTCTTACGGTAATATATATTTCAACAAAACATTAAACGATTGGGCTAGATTTGATATAAACAAAAGAACAAAGTTTGATGCTGCAATTAGCTCGGGATTAGCTATAATGGCATGTAACAAACATATGTACAGTCCAAAGAGTAGTTATAATAAAGATAAAGTAAATTTAAGTATCGCGAGATACCAGAACAAAGGAACAAGATCAAAACTAATAAATAATTATGGCTGAGTCAGTTGTAAAAAGTTATTTTCCTAGTCAAATAGCTAGCGATTTAGAAAAAGTAACCGAAGAGTACGGTTTAAAAGTTGCTAAAGCTATAGAGCATGAGTGGTTTAAAAGAGACTCCGGTACTAATAGGTTTTATAACAATCAAAATACATTTCACAGAAGAAGATTGTACGCGCGAGGCGAACAGTCTATACAAAAGTATAAAGATGAGTTATCTATAAATGGTGATTTATCTTATCTAAATCTAGACTGGAAACCAGTTCCAATTATATCTAAGTTTGTAGATATAGTTGTTAATGGTATTTCAGAAAGAACTTTTGATATAAAAGCTTTCTCACAAGATCCCTATGGTGTTCAAAAAAGAACAGAATATATGGAATCTTTAATTAGAGACATGCAAACAAAAGAATTAAATAACTTTGCTCAAGAAGCTTTTGGTATAAGTTTGTTTGAAACAGATCAAAACAGTTTACCAGAAAACAAAGAAGAGTTAGAGCTTCACATGCAGTTAGACTATAAAGAAGCTATAGAGATAGCTCAGGAGCAAGCTATAAATACAATACTAGAAGGAAACAGATATGAGTTGCTTAGAAAAAGATTAAACTACGATTTAACTGTTTTGGGTATTGGTTGCGCTAAAACCTCATTTAATAAATCAGAAGGTATAAAAGTAGAGTATGTAGATCCTGCTGATATTATATTTTCTTATACAGAATCACCTTACTTTGAAGATATATATTATGTAGGTGAAATAAAGACTGTACCTATTAATGAACTTAAGAAACAGTTCCCAGAATTAACAAACGAAGACTTAGAAGAAATAACTAAGCAAGGCGTACAGAATACAGACTTTTATCATAGAACTATAAACGAAACAAACAACATAGATAAAAACTCTGTGCAGCTACTGTATTTTAATTACAAAACTTACGCTAACGAAGTTTACAAAGTGAAACAGACAGCAACAGGCGCTTCTAAAATATTAATAAAAGACGACACTTTTAATCCGCCTGCAGAAGTTTTAGATAATAACTTTGAAAAAATATCAAGATCTATAGAGGTTCTTTATGAAGGTGTTTTAGTTTTAGGTACAAATAAAATGCTAAAATGGGAGTTAGCTAAAAATATGATGAGACCTAAAAGCGATCACACTAAGGTTAAAATGAACTACAGTATAGTTGCGCCTAGAATGTATAAAGGTCGTATAGAGAGTTTAGTTAGTAGAATTATAGGTTTTGCTGATATGATTCAGATAACTCATTTAAAACTACAGCAAGTTTTATCTCGCATGGTGCCTGATGGTATATATTTAGATGCTGATGGTTTAGCTGAAATAGATTTAGGTAATGGAACTAACTATAACCCACAAGAGGCGTTAAATATGTTCTTTCAAACTGGTTCTGTTATAGGTAGATCGTTTACGTCTGAAGGTGATATGAATCCAGGTAAAATACCTGTTCAAGAAATACAGTCAGGTTCTGGTAACAATAAAATATCATCTTTAATAACTACGTACAACTATTACATGCAGATGATACGTGATGTGACGGGATTAAATGAAGCTAGAGATGGTAGTATGCCTGACAAAAATGCTTTAGTTGGTGTACAAAAACTAGCAGCCGCTAACAGTAACACCGCTACAAGGCATATACTGCAAAGTGGTTTATTCTTAACGGCTGAAATAGCAGAAGCATTATCACTAAGAGTATCTGATGTTTTAGAGTATAGCCCAACAAGAGAAGCTTTCATACAAGCTATAGGAGTTCACAACGTTGCTACGTTAGATGATATATCTGAAATGCACTTGCATGATTTTGGTATATTTATAGATTTAGCTCCAGATGATGAGCAGCAAGCTATACTAGAAAACAACATTCAAATGGCGCTTAGTCAAGGCACTATAGATTTAGAAGATGCTATTGATGTTAGAGAAATTAAAAACGTTAAGCTTGCTAATCAATTGCTTAAAATAAAAAGAAAAAAGAAGCAAGAAAGAGATATGCAGATACAGCAAGCTAACATGCAAGCTCAAGCTGATGCAAACGTGCAAGCTCAACAAGCTGCCGCACAACTAGAAGTTCAAAAACAACAGGCTTTAGTTGGTGCTCAAGTTCAGCTAGAACAAGCTAAATCAAATTTTGAATCACAAAGGCTTTCTGAAGAAGCTAAATTAAAGAAAGATTTGATGGCTTATGAGTTCCAAATTAATATGGCTTTGAAAAGCAAAGAAGCTGAAGTTCACAAAGTAAAAGAGTCTTATAAAGAAAACAGAAAAGACGATAGAACTAAAATACAAGCTTCACAACAAAGCCAACTTATAGAGCAAAGACAAAAAAACACCGGGCCAAAAAACTTTGAATCATCTGGTAACGATATACTAAGTGGTGATTTTGATTTAGGTTCGTTTGAACCCAGGTGATAATAGTAAATGTATAATTATATAATATTTTATCATGGAAAACCAAGAAAATGAGTCTGTAATTGAAGAGGTTGTAGACAAAACTACTGAGCAGACTTTAGAAAACGAAGTAGAAAAACCTCAAGAAGAAGTTGAAACTAAAGATCAAGAAAGTATATCTAGCGTAGACGAAGATGGTACTATTAAGATTGATCTAAGGAAATTAAACCAAGATCAACCTGAGAAGCCAGAAGTTGAAAGTGAACAAACTGAACCAGAGCAAGCTGAAGCTGAGGAAGCTGATGTGGTTGAAGACCAGGTTTTAGAAGAAGTCACTGAAGAAGAAGTTCAGGAACAAGTTGAAGAGCTTCAAGAGGAGGTAGAAGAGGTTATAGCCGAAGCGCAAGAAACAGGCGAACCTTTACCTGAAAACATACAAAAGGTAGTTGATTTCATGAATGAAACAGGTGGTAGCTTAGAAGATTACGTAAAGCTAAACACTGATTATTCTAGTTTAAATGACAAGCAATTACTTAGAGAGTATTATGAAAATACTAAACCACACTTAGATAAAGAGGATATAGATATATTAATGGAAGACTTTTCTTATGATGAAGAGTTAGATGACGAAAAATCTGTAAGAAAATCTAAAATAGCTTTTAAAGAAGAAGTAGCTAAAGCTAAAAATCATCTAGAATCTTTAAAATCTAAGTATTACGAAGAAATTAAAGCTGGATCAAAATTGACAACTGATCAGCAAAAGGCAGTTGATTTTTTCAACCGCTATAATAAAGAATCTGAAGAAGAGAATAAAGTTGCTAAAAATAAATCAAATATTTTTTTGCAAAAAACTAATAAAGTTTTTTCTGACAATTTCAAAGGTTTTGAATATTCTGTTGGCGATAAAAAATATAGATTTAATGTTAAAAATGCTAGTGAAGTTAAGCAAACACAAAGTGATATAAACAATTTTGTTAAAAAGTTTTTAGCGGAAGACAGCACGATGGGTGACGCA